GTCATTCCCCGGAAAAGGGATTCGGTCGCCTACAAAGTGAATCTGGTTGTGTTCTATCGCTTCTGCGAAATACCTAGGTATAACCTGCGCTTTATCGTTTCCCTTGTTGAAGATGTCGATACTGACTGCACCTCCGATAACAAAGTCAATCTCAGGATATTTTTTACTAAGTTTCTTTACAATCCTCTTTCTCTCTCCAAAGTCTCCGTCCCATTCTTTAAACTTTTGGCGCTGCTCTGGCGTGGCGTCTATCCCAACGATGGAGAAATTCATCATACCGGGGCGCTTTTCTAGGTGTTTGCCAGTCTTGATGGGAAACTCTGATCTTGTCACATAAGAGTTTAACGAACGTATGAGGTTCTTGGCACCAACAAACTCATTCTCGTACACAATATCCCACTCGCTAAAGCCACTTTCGTTTACTTGGTCGCGCATCTGGTAGAATCTATTGCCCATGCAAGGGAAAACGCCAGCCGTCATTTCAATTATCTCTAATCCAAGCTGATCAATGAGGCGAACAAAGGCTCCGCCTGAGACGATGTAGACTTCTTTGTCTTTCATCCATCTCTGGAAAGTTTTACGGAACTTTGGTACGATTTTAGACTTAGCCGGAGTGAGCGTTCCGTCCACATCAAATAGATAGATATTACTCATCGGTCGTAGTCATCCGCCAATCTGACCACATCGTCTAGATGGGGTGTAGAGACTTCCATCAATCTCACCATATCTTTGCCGGCACCAAACCTGTGGATTTGGTTCGGCTTAACATGTAGGACTTGGTTGACGTTATACTTTTGCGGAGGGCTTTCGTCGTCATCCGTCCAGTTCAGCAAGGTACCCTCCAGAACATATACTGTCTCTTCTTTCTTTTCGTGGTACTGAAGCGACAGCCGTTGCTTTGGCTCGATATGTAACATTTTTGCCACATAGTCTTCGGTTTCAGCCCATATATGTTCAAAGCCCCAAGGCTTTTCTACGATTCTTCTATTCATTTTATCTCCAAAATAATTGTACACCAACAATGGCGAAAGAGAGAAGTACACATATCATCGTCTTCACAGTGAACATACTCTCATTAAGAAAATACCATGTTAGTGCCGGGAATGTCAAGTACGACATACTAAAAATTAAAAACCTAGGGCCCCAGACCTCACCCCACTCTTCATAGCAGAGCTTGATACCATACCAAAAACAAATTCCTGTTGGAATAGAAAATAGTACAGCGGACAGCAGCGGCTTGTCTTTCCACCAGTCCCAAACAAACTGAGCGTTAAGCTGGAACCAGCCGAGGGTTTGCCCTAGGGCGAAAAGTGTGCATGCAATTAAAAGTTTATTCATAGTTTAAGTTAGTTACAATCAGGTCTTCAGCAAGAGCCGGATCCTCTGTTCTCATTCCAAATTTATTAATGTATATCTTGTTGTCAAAAAAGTGTTCTACATACTTATCATATTTAAACACTGCTAGCATTTTGTTCTTATCTTCATTTAAGTACTTTTTTATATTTTCAAAGTTATAGTTTGGAGTATCGAGTGTTTTAACTTCTTTTTTTAAAATGTGATCTACTTTCATCTTACCAACCGGTATTAAAATGATCACATCATCATCAGCTTTCTCAAATGAAAATATCAAATTTTCATACTCGGTAAATGATAGTTTCAAGTTTTCCAGCAGAGGAATTGAGTTCTCAAGCGATACTAAATTGAATTTTGAAAAATTATGTCTGCTAAGTTCAGCACACTCAAGAGAGCCGTTTTTTGAATACCTGTTAAGCAAGTAAAAGAATGCGGCGCGGTCTTCAGGTTTTTTAAAAGTTGTGAACCAATTATCTTTAAAGTATGATAGTTCGCCTGTATTGGTTTCCCTGTGATAATATTCGATAGCATTCCGCAAACCCCAAGGACTTTTAATTAAACAATTCCAAAACTCCCAGACAAAATATCTATTAGTCGTCATTGTGATATCGAATCCAGCAAGATGCAGATCAGTTTCGATGTGGCCGGCTTTCAGACCATACGTTTTAATCTTAGAGTCAGCATCTAAAAAGCCTTTTAAGAAGGTAGACGATACAAATTTATTTGGACATTTCAGAAGGGTGTTCAGCATTGTAATCTGGCTCCGGCGGGTCTTGCAGTTCGCTCTTCCTAAGAGCAAGTTCGTACTGGACGTAAGAGCTTACGATCCCTGTGACATCGTTGAGGATGTGATCTAGGTTCGTTAGCTTCCGGCGTGTTTCATCTAGTTTCTTGAGTACATCAGCTGTGAGGATTCCTTTGCCTGTCTCTTCTGGTAGGGAAAGACTGGTAAAGAGATCTCTGGCATTGGTATAGATCCTATCTATCTCGTTTGGTAACTGTTCTAGTTCAATTGTATATTGAATATTAACTCTTTTTGACATTTTAACCTCTTATCAATTTTTTGTTTTGGTTTAGTGAGCGCTCAATCATATCAGGTGCACCGACAACGACAATCTCCGTACCGGTTTGGCCCCTGTTTATAGTTAGCTTTGTAAATCGGTGGCTAGTACTTAGATCTTCCGGGAGATGGCCTTGCTCGCTCAAGTCTTGCATACGGGCCTCCTCCCTTATCATAACCACGTGCTCCGGGTTAACAAACACTTCTCTTAATGTATAGTTATCTTTCTTGCTTGTCAACATATTACTCTGACATATCTCTGTTAATCTTACTAGCATGCTTTCTCCATCGGATATACATCCCTTATCTTAACATTCCATTTGCCGTTTGCGGCGTATACACGATAGATGTACTGGCTTGTTGTGCTCAAGTAAACGCCAGCGATGGGCTTCTCAGCAAATCTCATTCTCATTCCCTTATCTGTTTCAGTCCACAGTTCTGTTCCCTGTGGGATGTGGACTAAATCTCCTTGGTTCATCATTCTGACTCCGTTTGTATAATGCCGTAATTGGTGGTAATCAAAGTACCAGCACAGCTGGAAGCGTTCTGCAAGGCTGTCTTAGTTACCTTTACAGGATCAATAATACCACTCTTCATCATATTTGTCAAGCGATCGTTCCTAAAATCCCACCCATTGCCACTATCAGAATTCAACACTCTGTCAATAATAATGTCAGGGGAAAGACCAGCGTTCAAGGCCATCTGGGTAATCGGGGCCCTGCAAGCGTTCACAACAATTGATACACCGTAGGTTTGATCAGAGTGTGAATCAGTGGTCGAGACGATGAGATCTTGCGAAGCCCTAAGAAGCGCTGTTCCACCTCCCCCAACAATGCCCTCATCTTGTGCAGAACGTACTGCCTCAAGGGCATCTTCTACTCTGTGCTTTTTCTCAATCATTTCAACTTGTGTCGCTCCGCCTACTTTGATAACTGCGACACCAGAAACAAGCCTAACGATTCTACCTTGCATAAGCTCGGCCGCTTGCATGTCATCGCAGCTTTTAATGTCGCTCTTAAGAGACTCAATTCTTTTTTCAATCTCTTCAAAGTCTGCATTACCGCCAACGAAGGTTGTAGTATATTTGTTCCCTTCCACGCTCTTAGCAGAACCTAAGTGTTTGAGTTGCACATCGTTTAGTTTAATACCGGATTCTCTTGTTACAAAGGTAGCACCAATCGAAGCTGCAAGATCACTCAGGGTATCTCTGCGTTCATTGCCATAGAAAGGAGCTTTAATGGCAGCCACCTTCAGCGTGCCCCTCATAGCATTCATGATAAGAGCAGCCAGTGCTTGGCCTTCAACTTCTTCAGCAACAATAATTAATGGTCGGCCTTCTCTCGCTATCATCTCAAGGATGGGAAGCACAGGCTCAACAGCATCAATCTTGTGATCGGTGACAAGAACAAGCGGCTCATCGTAAGACATTACCGAACGTCTTTCATCAGTAATAAAGGCGGAGGCAGCGACACCAGACGGTACCTTAAACCCTTCCTCAATATCAATGGATGTGTCCAGCGAACGAGATTCTTCGATAGTGATTGAGCCGTCTTGGCCAACCTTGTCGATAGCCATGGCAACCAAATCGCCAATAGTCGAATCATTATTAGCTGAGATGGTGGCAATATGTTTAATGTCTTCGATGCTCGTAACCGGCGTTGATTGCTCTGATAGCTTGTTACATATCTCCTTCACTGTATTGGTAATGCCTCGTTGAAGCTCAATAGGGGCAGCACCAGCAGCAATGTGCTTTTGTGATTCTTGCAGGATTGCTCTCGCAAGGATCGTTGACGTGGTTGTGCCATCACCAGCGGTCTCGTTGGTTTCGATAGCAGCTTGTCTAGCCACCTGTACAGCAGCATTCTCGATTGGATCTTCCAAGGCTACGAAGTGCGCTACAGTCACTCCGTCTTTCGTTACGAAAGGCGCCTTTCCTTTCTCTTGCAGCAGAACATTTCTACCACGGGGTCCAAGTGTGGATGCCACATTGTCAGCAAGGACATTCACACCGTTCATTATCTTTTGTTGTAGCGATTGATTGTTGTCGTATTCGCGACTCATTTACACCTCTATGTTGTGTTTATTATAATCAATTTTGTATGAAATGTCAAATGTTTTTATTCAAGATCGGGGTCTTTATCGGCGGAAGCCTTGGCGTCCGCTAGTGTTTTAACGATAGCCTTACCTTCATCTTGCGCTCTTTCGTTTGCATTCATAGCGGTTGAGCGGCGATCGGCACTAAAGTACATACCGACATTTTCAGTAAAACTTTTTGTTGTCTCCAAGAGAGTCATCATATCGCCTTTCAATTTCTCAATATAGATTGCGGCGCATGCTTTGATGTTCTCGTCTGACATATTTAGCTCACCATAGTATTGTGACTTCGCCACCTTCCTGAGTTTATCCATTAGTGTTTGGGTGATCTCCCACTGGCTACCACCATCTCTACCGCCGCCCTCCATCAACGCTCTTTCTTCTTGCATCATACGCTTCTCTCTTACATGAAAAGCACCGAAGTGTGATTCAGCTACCTGTTGAGTTTCCTCGGCTGCGGCAGTATAAGCTGCGTTATAGTATTTTTGTAAATTAGCAAAGTTTCTTTGTTGTACTTTCTGTGCTTTAGCGACTTCTGCTTGATCCTCTGGATCTAGGATGGGCGGCATAAGATCTTTTAAATCACGTCCTTTGGCCCATTTCTCAAAGCTTGGTTGTTGACCTGCTTCGGCCGCTTCTTCTGCCGAGTTTTCAGCGTCCATTTTGAACGCCTTTACTTTTACTTTGTGGTACTGATACTTCTTCTTGTCGGCAAGATCACTTTCTTGATCTGGCTCAAACTGGCCCGCGTCGTCAACATTCTTGCTAAACATACCGCCAGTATATCCGGGAACATTTTCTAGGATTTGTTGCATTCCTACTTTCCATTTTGATGAGTCGCTGAAATTTTGAATTTGTAACTTTAGGCGATTTTTAGTTTCTTCATCTCCGAGCAGTGATCTGTTCTTCTTAGATGATTCCATAATAGTCATAAAGTTCTCTCGACTAATGATAAAATCAAAGATAGCTAATTGTGATACATCATCACCATCTGAATTTTTGCGACCGATTAGATATTTGATTTCAGGCTCGCCGGCACCACCTCGTAAAAACAAATAGTCAATGAGGTTAGTAAGACTTCCGTGGATACCAGTATTCGGGCTCAACAATTTAAGACTTACATTTTCGTTATCGCCAGTGACAAAGTCTTCAATAGGCAGTGTACCACCAACACGATCCGCCTGTTGCGAACCGCCGGTAAGTGCCGCCATAAATCCTTCGAATACGAATCCGGCGGATGACTCACTGTAATCGTTTAGACAGGCTTGGAGGGCTTCGATGATCATCATCATATTAAGGATAGCGTTAAATCTTTTACCTTTGCCTTTTCTCTGTGCTGTTTTGGGATCGACGAAACTGTTAACATGTTGGATTCTTTCTTTGATGCCACCTTGTCTGGTAATGGACGCAAAGATTCTGTCGATGTCTTTTCTAGATTGGCTGTTGGGATCTCCCCACGCCTCGTTAGGGTTGAGTTTGGGGATAGGGATCGACATACTAAATCTCTCACCCTCTTCAAGTGTTTCATCCTCGTTCAACACTGTAGCTCCGTGGAGCACCTTACTGACTTCCTCTATCATTTGTTCTAGTTCAGTGAGCGGCGAGATTGTTTCGTCTTTCTCTCTCACTTCAATAAACATATCTTTAATATATTCTGACACCTGTATACTCCTTAAATAATTATGTCTGCAATTCCTAGTTCGACCGCTTCTTCTGCCGACAGGTATACGTTAACCTTGCGCTCAAGAAGTTTCTTCAGGTCTTTTTTGCTCATGTTAGTCTCGTCACACAATGCATTTATATAGTCTTTCTGTATCTGTTGCATTGCTTCCATCTCGTTGGCGAGGTTCGGTAGGGAACCATGGCTGCCCCCGATGACCGAATGAATCATCACTCGGCAATACTTTCCAATTTTGCGCTTACCTTTGGTACCAGCAGCCAACAACAACACACCAGCCGACATTACTTTGCCCATACCTACGGTATGTACCTCAGTGTTCTCTCTGACTTGGCGCATAACATCGTAGAGCGCGAACATATCATCCGCGGATCCGCCATAAGTGCAGATGTAAAACTCAACTGCCTTGTCTTCTTTTCTAACTCTGTTAAGCTCATCGAGATATAACAGGGCGTGTACTAATTCCGCTACCTTCTCGTCAGTCACGTCACTGAAGAGACCCATAAGTCTGAGATCTGGCTCCTTGCTTTGTCCCCCAAGTATTTGGTTTACTAATTCTTCCTGCTCTTCCAGTGAAAGAGTGATGGGGGCTTCCTGTTTGTCCTGATCCTTAGCTAAAGAATCGACCAGCTTTTTTATTTTATCAATCATGGTTGTGTTTCCAAAAGTTAAATGCTTCTTCCTTCTTTTCATCGAGAAAGTTGGCCGATGAATCCCAGTCATCGAACACCAGACTCTCTCTATAAAATTTAGGGTGCATATTAATTAGATAATTTATTGAATTATTCTTTAAAATAGCTATCTGTTCATCAATCTTTTGTTGCAATTCATCGTGAGCGTCACTACCCTCATCGGCTATGTTAGCCTTAATTGCATTTAAATGCTCGACAGCCCTGCGCATACAGGATAAATAAATTATCTGTGAGTATGTGATCAGTGACAAGCTAATTCTCGATGATCTAAAGAAATAAAATGTTCTGCAAGTGAAGTGCCCGAATATGAACACAAGTAAGTAAAGCCACCAAGGCCCCATGGGTTCTCCAAAAAAAATAACCACTGATAGTGGTTATTTAATTATAATGTAAGATGTGTGATTTGTCAATTACTTAGAAGTAATTTTGTTCAAAATCTTTTGTGCAAGCTCTTCAACCATATTTTCTTTTTGGTTCTTCTCTTGAAGTCGAGCAGCTACGCGGCGAGCAACTTCGTTGACAATAGCCTCTTCATCCAAAGACTCGTCTTCGTCGTCAGCTTCCATCATAGGCTCTTCATCGTCGGCGCCCATATCCATAGCGTCATCGGCCATATCCATTTCAGCGTCATCAGCCATATCGTCGCCGGCCTCTTCGTCGTCCATATCAACGTCGACTTCGTCACCAAGAACGTCTTCAAGAGCGCGCTCAAGGGCGCCCATAAAGTCTTCAACAGCGACCATCTTGCCAGCAGCAGGAGCGTCATCCATATCCATTTCAGCGTCACCCATGTCATCGGGTGCATCTTCCATATCGTCAGCTGCATCTCCCATATCCATGGCATCCATCTCATCGTCTTCTTCGTGCATATCACGCATTCCGGGAGGAACTTCCTCCTCATCATCGCGAAGGCCGGGTGCACGCATTCCGCCCTCTTCCATCTCTTCGTCATCGGGCTCGGCTTGATACATTTCTACGACCTTGGCATCACCTACTGGGCCAATGTTTGCGAGTTTAAGAAACTGACGTACTTCAGCTTCAGTAAGTAAAGTTTTACGGGACATTTAAATTTCTCTCCTTAATTAATGAAATTAAATTCTAGTATAAATAGTGTTGTTTTTATCATTAGGCCATATCTTTAAAAGAAAAAAGCTCTGAGTTTTTGATTTTCTTAAGTGCGCCGGACTCTATTTGTTTAACTCGGGCAAATGAAATCTTCAATCTATCGCCTATTTCTCTTAATGTCATACGACCGTTTTTATGAATTGATATTAGACTACAGTTATATTCATCTTTGTAGTCAATAAAATATTTACAGCTTATTTTAGCGCACCTTTTTTCTTTTTTGATGCACTCTCGACTGCAATGTAATAACCCGTCGCCTTTCATAAATTTGGGTGCTCCTCGGAAATCAAATCAAAAATATCTTCTACTTGATCTTCTGACAGTCCTAAATTGTGAACCAAGGTTCTACCTTCGGAACGGGCTTTTGTGTTTCTTTGTTTCTTCTCTTTCGACAGGCTGCCGTTCTCAACTACATAACTCCTTATTCTATCATCATCAGACAAATATCCAGAAATTATGGAGCGAAAAAATTTAGCTTGTGTCATACCATCGTTCTTTAATTTGAGCGACAGTTGAGCATGCCGGTGGTCTGTATCGGTAAAGATGATTCTCTTGTTGTTCTTTCCGTAATTGTTTTCCTCGGTCATATCTCACCAAGCCCTATTGAGAATGTGTGTCTTGCTCTCTCCCAATCCGGCGCTTGTCTGTGTCACAAATTCAGAACTTGCGTGCAGTTCGGGTATGCTACGGGCGCCGCTGTAGGATAGTCCCGAGCGGAGGCCCCTTTCTAAGCTTTCCAGAATCTTTGTCACAGAGCCTCGATACGGCACACGGGCAGACACCCCTTCATGAGAAGAGTACTTTCCTCTCCAGCTAATCTGTGCCTCCTTGCTTGCCATCCCTCGGTAGGTCTTCCAGCGTGTACCATCAGACTCTTCAAAAACGTTGCCTGGTGTTTCATCTGTGCCCGATAGCATCGACCCACACATAATACAGTCTGCACCGGCAGCAAGAGCCTTGACCATATCTCCAGAGTTTCTTATGCCTCCATCGGCAATAATCGTTACGTCGCGATCTGTCTTAGCACAATCCAATACGGTTTGGAACCCAGCGACGCCATGGCCAGTCTCAATTCTTGTTGAGCAGATAGAACCGCCGCCAATATTGCAGCGTACTGAATCAGCACCCCAATCAGCAAGGTCGTTGATGCCTTCCAAGGTGGCGATGTTGCCGGCCATAATGTGCAAATTGTCGCCAAAAGCACTTCGAAGTGTGTGAATTGCATCCTTCATCAAAATGTGATGTCCGTGAGCAACGTCAACACACAAAAAGTCAACACCTAGAGCGTTCATAACGGCCGCTCGATTTATATAGTCATCAGTGACCCCGATGGCTGCTCCGATTACTATGTCTGTGTCGTGGTTGTCTAACGCGAGGTTCTTCGCCATAGTGATAATGTCAGCTTGCTGCTGAATAGTATTATAGCGGTGAATGATTGCTGCTCCGCCGTACAACCCAACCGATACCGCCATCGCAGTTTCGGAGATTGTGTCCATCGGCGATGCCAGAATCGGAACCCTTAATGAAAGTCCGTTACCGAGGTCAACGTCTGTTGACACTTCAGAGCGAGAGCGAATATCCGAGTATTGTGGGACTAAAAGTACGTCGTCATATGATAGTGATTTTTTCATAGTGCCACCCTGTTCAAAAAGTCACAAATATCGTTTACGCGGTACCAAGTTTTGTCGTTGGGTTCTTCTGGCTCAGGTAAGAGGTGAAGCTTGGGGCGTCTGTCTGAGATATGTGTGTTCACCACAAAGATAGTTGGAACCCCTTTGAATCTTAGTTTCTCTTCTAGTTCAGGATAGTCATCAATATTGTAAGCAAAAAAGTGCAAATCTTCATACTCTTCCTTGTTCGAGACATCTACAAAATATTCTCTTAGATTGTGACAAAGGTGACAATTGTTAGAGTAAAACTTTAACACAAATGTCGAATTTTCTTTGATGTCGCCGCGCAATACATTATCGAGTGCATCGCGCGAAATTCTAGTTACTGCCATTTAATACCTCCTTGGCTGTGTCCATACAATCAGGACAAAATAGTCTTACTACATCTTGCTTGACTACTACTGACCATGATTCTACCATTTCTTTATTCTTCTTGTCAAACTCTTTTTGACATATTCCGCATAGTTCCGGCATCTTGCCAAACTGTGCTACTTGGTTAGCCATCTTTTCTGAAGCTTCCGCCCCAACTTGTTTTTTAACGGCTCTTCGCTGCTTCCGGTTCATCGATTCATAGCCCCGAAGATCTGTCTCTGGTTACTACCATCGAATACCACAACTGCTGACGGGAATGGCGCCGAGTTTGTGCTGTCTCCAAACTTAAGGCGCCCCTTAACAAAGTGTACCTCGTCGGCCCTCATAACATATTGGTGCCAGTACTTTGTATCAGTTCTAGCCGGAATCAACATAACTACCTTTGTGTTATCGTTGCGAGAAGCCTCGTAAGCCTTCTTAATCCACTTTTCGATACCTCGGCCGTACGGAGGATTAATGAAGCTTGTATGCCCCTCCCAGCTATGCGAAAGCCCATCATCAGCTTCCGTAAAGAACTTCGTGCATTTTGCATTGTCGGCGTCAGCGCAGGGATCCAAATCAAACGGGCCAAAGCGCCAGTTAAGTTTGTTATAGAAGTCCTGTGGTGTTGCCCATTGTCCCGTCTTCGACGAGAACATTACTACTTGTGTTTGTTTATCCATTTTTAATCCTCTCCATAGATTTAATATAATATGTTTCATCCATCTCGCAACCAATAAAGTTACGATTTGTGTTTTTTGCAGCGATTGCTGTCGTTGCTGATCCCGCAAAGCAGTCCAGCACTAAGTCTCCCTCATTTGAGTGCTTCTTGATCAAGTCCTCGAATAGCGGTAGGCTTTTTTGTGTCGGATGGAATCTAGACTTGCCACCCTGTAGCGGGTATTCGTAAACACCCTTGTCGTATTTGCTGTTGAACGTCGGCTTAGACTTCTTAATACCCAGCAGTGCAATCTCCCTACAGTTTGTGAGGTAGTTTACCTTACTGTTGATCGGCTGAGGGTTTGTCTTAAGCCACTCGATGAGCCTGATCTGTTTGAATTTCTCAGTCTCAAGCATGTCTTTAAGATTAGTGATCTTCCACAAGTCAAAGAATACAATACAAGTACCACCGGGTCGAAGAATACGATAGAAGTGCTTAGTGAAAAGCTCAAGCTGTTCCATCGTGAACTGCGAATCCCAATCACCGTAGTTTGTTTTGACGGCATACTTTTTACCATAGATGCTCCCGTACTTAAGAAAGTCTGCTTTCATCTTCTTCAGAGCATTCGGACGCTTTAAAACATCGACGTTTGAGTTTTCAAACCATTGATTCCACTGCTCTTCAGTCTTATATTGATCCCAATCCTGCTCGGTCATTACATCAACAGAGCCAGATATGTCCTGCTTGGCAATATGATCAACCCACTTATCCATACCTGAATCACGCGAAGTGATGTAAGGCGGGTCTGTCAAGATTAGGTCTACAGAGTTGTCGGAGATGTCCGACAAGAACTGCAGACCTTCTTGGTGCTTGAGTTCTATCATCATAGCTGGTGCTCAAAATGCGGCTCGTTAGAGTTGGCTCCCTTTTGTCGGTTTTCAATCATCGTCATAAGCTCTCCATTCTCAATAGTTGTTTCACCCCCATCGTTAACAGAGACCATGTGGTCTGCCTCGTACTTTCCGAGATACAAATCAAGGATATTCATCTTGTCGCCAGTTCGCAACATTGCCTCTTGCTTTACAAAAAGTTCAAGTTTCTGTTCCCAGGTAAAAGTATCGCCGGCGCTTCTTTTTGGTTTAACAACACCCTTTGATACTAAGTCCTCAATGTCTCTCAAGAACATAGCTTCAAACATAGCAAGATTTCTCTGATAAAAGTGGTAATTCTTTGAAAAGAATTTCGTCCAATAACTGTATGATTCATCCTTCTGGTTGTCCTCAGTAATCTTGCCCGCCTCAGTTCTGAACATCGCGTCTGCCTCCAAGAACCAGCTAAACAAGTCGGCTGATTTCTTGATTGTAAACCCTTTCTCTTCGGTGACCATAAGAACAAAATCAAACAAGTTGTGAAGGGTTCCTTTTGTTAGTTTTCTTTGGATAGGGGCACCTTCATTTGTTTGTTCCGCCATCTTCCGTACTTCTTGTAGTGTGTTCCTTATCTTGGTTTCCGTCGCTAATTTCAGTAAATCATTCTCTTCATAAAACGAATTTAGATCTTTGCACTGTAATCGTGTGGCATAATTCTTATGGATCTTCAAAGCAAACATAGCGACCATCTCTTCATGTGAGCGGGTGTCAAGATCAGTTTCTTTGTTGTAGACAAAATTTAGAAAAATCTTGCGGTTGGCTCCATTGGCTATATCGCGGACAAACTTAGAAAGGTCACTCCAACGCGCTTGGCGGTGCTCTTGGTGATTAAGCTTTGTTTGTTGGTTGACGTTCCTAAACAAATCGCAAGCCTCACCAATTAAGATCTTCCGAAGCGTCACCACATTAATTTTCTCAGTATATCGAATGTTAACTTGATCCTCTTCGCTTAACTTGTTAAACAACTTTCGTTTCTTCGCACCATTAATTTTAATTCCAACACCTTCCCGAGAGTCCAGAAAAGCTGTTACAAAGCTCGCTGTATTGTTGCCGTCTACGCTGACGTACTTGTAACCCTCGTCGAGAACATTTTGATAATATTCAATTGAGTCTTCACATTCCTTCTCTTGGGCATAGCGTAGCGCTTCTCTAACATCAATAATGATAATACAGTTGTATGTCGCACCCATTACTAAGTTTTCTAAAAACGAAAGACCGTTTTTTAGATTCCAGCCTGAGCCGGTGTTGAAGCCTCCGTATCTTTGGAAGTTACCATCCAGCTTAGTTTCTAGATATAACTGTTTAACAAAGTGTAAAGACTTCTTTTGTTCGTTCGCGTCGTGTTTGTCGATCATTAATGGCATCTGTTCTCCTTTTAAACTATTTGTTTGCCGTATTTTTTAATTTCTGTCCAAGATACATTCGCACTAAGGCGTGGGTCCTTCTTGGTAAGGACATCTGGATATTTTGCTTCTAGCTTTGGAGTCAGGATGTTATAGACGTTTTGTCCAC